GAAGCCTTCCTTGAACGATTCCCTGTGACTTTTGAACAGGAATATCCCACTCCTGTTCAGGAAACCAAGATTGTTTCCAACGTTGCAATGTCTCTCGGTGTTGATGATGCAGACTTCTGCAAACGACTTGTAGATTGGGCTGACATCATCCGCAAGACTTTCTATGATGGTGGTATTGAAGAAATTATCTCTACCCGTCGTCTGGTTCACATCATCCGTGCTTATTCCATCTTCGGTGATAAGGCTAAGTCCATTGGAGTTTGTGTGAATCGTTTCGATGATGAGACCAAACAATCCTTCCTGGAACTTTACGACAAAGTTGATGCAGATTTCGAGATGCCTTCCGAAGATTCTGTTGACGTTCAGACCTTCTCTTGATATAATTTGAAGAGGTAAACATGACCTTTGTTATGGATAACACGTTTGACCTTAAACTCATGAACAACGATCCAAATCGATACAAGTATAGTGAGGATTCAATTCTCAAAGAACTAACCGATTATATTTCTGGTACATATAACCAACATTATTCTGCTGGAACTGATAAGATTCAAACACTTGATCTTATCGATGCCTGTGGTGATGCTGAAGCATTCTGCAGATCCAACATCCTCAAGTACGCCTCTCGTTATGATAAGAAAGGCACTGCACGTCGTGACATCATGAAGATCATGCACTATGCTGTTCTTCTGATGCATTTCAGCGACAAATCCACCACCCGTGAAGAGTATCCCAATCGATGATTCAAAACATGCAACTCTCTGAAAAGACCATCTCCCTTCTGAAGAACTTCTCAGGTATCAATCAATCCATCCTGTTCAAAGAAGGTAACAAACTCCGCACAATCAGTGTGATGAAAAACATCCTTGCAGAAGTGCAAATTGATGAAGAATTTGAACGTGACTTTGGTATCTACGATCTAAACCAGTTCCTGAACTCCATGTCTCTGTTCAAGGATCCTCAACTGGATTTCAAGAACGAGAGTTATGTCACTATCCGTGAGGGTAATACTCGTTCCAAGTATTTCTTCGCAGATCCTGCAGTGATCGTGACTCCTCCCGATAAGTCCATCACTCTTCCTTCTGAGGATGTTTCTTTCTCTCTGAATACTCAACAACTGGACAAACTCCTCAAGGCTGCTGCAGTCTATGGTGTTCCTGACCTGTCTGTTGTTGGTGAAGCTGGTGTGATCAAACTGGTTGTTCGCGACAAGAAGAACGATACCTCCAACGACTTCAACATTGTTGTTGGTGAGACTACTGACACCTTCACTCTGAACTTCAAAGTGGAGAACATCAAAGTTCTTCCTGGTGCCTATGACGTGGTGATCTCCCGTAAACTTCTGTCACGATTCCAGTCAGAAGACAAGAATCTGACCTATTATATTGCTTTGGAACCCGATTCAACATACGATGAATGACAACATTAACTAGGATGAGGATTGCAGGCAGCGTTGGCGTTATCGTTGCCTACTTCTTTATCCTTCACGTAAACGTCCTCTGGGGTGTTATAATCAACTTCACCGCAGATCTAATTTCAATTCCTTATTTTGCAAAGACTAAGGCATGGGACGTGGTAATTATGCTATCGTTCCTACTTACGATTAGCATCAGTAAACTAATTTCATGAATGCAAATAATCTGAGGATCATAGGGAGTGCCAGTTTGTTGATTGGTTACTTCCTTCTTCTGTATCTGGATGTTAGAATTGGATGTACATTCAGATTGGTGGGGGGATGCTTCATGCTTCCCTTTGCAATTTCGATCAAAACCTGGGATGTTGTTGGTCTTCAGACCTTCTTCGCAGTAATTGATGCATCGAAAATTATTCAACTTTCATTATGAACATCTTTGTAACTTCTCCGTATCCTGCGGAGAGTGCAATTTGTCTTCCAGACAAACACATCGTCAAGATGCCTTTGGAGTGTTGTCAAATGCTATCCATTGTTGCATCTGAAAAATGGGGACATGGTTACGGAACCCTCCCCAAACTTGATGGTACACCTTACAAAACGGAAAAAGGTGCGTTCAGAAACCATCCCTGCACCAAATGGGCAAACGAAACGATCGACAATGCATATTGGTTGATCAAGTGGGGATTGAACTTGTGTTCTGAGTACTCTTTGCGTTATAATAAGACGCACTCATGTGAGGGGACGTTGACCCATGCGTATTACCTTTTCCCTAAAGGTAAGATCAACAAAGTGACTCCCTTTGCTCGTGCAATGTATGATGAGTTTAAGTTTGATGACTCCATCGATACTTTCACTGCATACAAGATGTATATTTCATCCAAACCTTGGGTAAAGGATAATTACCTGCGACTTCCACAACGTAAACCTGATTGGGTTTGATTTATTATGAACAACACTGACTTTCTTTGGGTTGAGAAATATCGTCCTCAAACCATTGAAGATTGTATTCTTCCTGACAACGCTAAAAAGATGTTTCAGGAATTCTTGAACAAAAAAGAGATTCCGAACCTTCTTCTTTCTGGTCCTCCTGGTATCGGTAAGACGACAGTTGCGAAGGCTCTCTGTAACCAACTTGGAGTAGATTACTATGTCATCAACGGATCCGATGAAGGTAGATTCCTGGACACTGTTCGGAATCAAGCCAAAAACTTTGCATCGACCGTCTCACTTTCTGCAGCTGACGCAAAACACAAAGTCATCATCATTGATGAGGCTGATAACACAACCCACGATGTTCAACTCCTACTACGGGCGAACATTGAGGCGTTTTATAACAACTGCCGATTCATCTTCACCTGTAACTACAAAAACAAGATCATCGAACCCCTCCACAGCCGATGCGCCTGTGTTGATTTTTCCATCACTGGAAAACAAAAACCTGCAATCGCTGCCAAGTTCTTCGGTCGCCTCCAAGAAATCTTGGGTGCAGAAAGTGTTGAATTTGATAACAAGGTCCTGGTAGAACTCATCAACAAACACTTCCCCGACTGGCGTCGTGTTCTGAATGAGTGTCAACGTTATTCTGCGGGTGGTAAGATCGACTCCGCAATTCTTGCTGAATTCTCTGATGTAAATGTCAATGCACTGGTTAAAAACCTTAAGGAAAAAGATTTCTCCGAAGTTCGACGTTGGGTCGTTAATAATCTGGACAATGATCCTGGTGTACTTCTTCGTCGCGTTTATGATGCTCTTTACGAAGCCCTTGTTCCTAGCTCTATTCCTGCTGCTGTCTTGGTTATTGCTAAGTACCAATACCAAATCGCTTTTGTTGCAGATCAAGAAATCAATCTCCTCGCGGCGTTGACCGAGATTATGGTGGAGTGTGACTTCAAATGAATTTTAAAGCAAAGGTCTATGTTCGTCTGAGAGCCGCAGTTGATGACTCTGCAGGCAATGCTGTTCGTGCAGCATGTGGTAAACTTTCCGATATGACTTTCAATAAGTTGCGATTGGGTAAGTTGATTGAGATTGATTTTGAGGCAGACAATGAAGAGTATGCCAATCAAGAAGTAGAGAAACTTTGTAAACGATTTCTTGCTAACGAAGTCATTGAAGACTTTGAGTTTAAAGTTTGGAGTGCAGAATGATTCCAACTACACATTGGATTCGATTTACTGAATATCACAAACTTGCAGACCTTATTGGTATGCGTGGTGCAGTCTACGGATTTGTTTGGAGTGATATGAAACCATCTTCAACTGATTGCCCTTCAGATTTGGCAGGATGTGTCTATATTGGAGAGTCTGGTGGATTCTATTATGACAAACAAAATGGTCACAAAGGAAAGTTGAGAAGTCACCTACATAAGAGGATGACAATGCATCACAAACCACTGACCACTGGAGAGTGTCCTGAAAGGAAATATGAACTCTTCAAAGAGAAGTATGGTTTTGGTGATGATGTTCTCAATGGAACTTTGACTGGTACACCACTTTGGGTTGGATTTATTACTCCACCGAAAGAAGATCCAGACCATTGTCTAAAATCCTGGTTGGTCACCAGGGAACACTACGAGATTTATCAGTACCAACGCAAGTTTGGTCGTTCTCCCCTGATGAATATGCAGGTTGACGGAAAGGGCAAAGACCCTAATTCATATTCAAGTGAAATCATGCAAAATTATGGTGCATTGGAGGCATTTCTATGATGGATGTAAAACTGCTACGAATTGTTACTGGTGAAGAGGTGGTCGCAGAAGTTCTTGAATGGACTGGTGGAATGATTACCATTAAGAATGGACTGGTTGTACTTCCTAGTGCAGATGGTCGGGTTGGATTCATGCCATGGGCGACAGTCATTGATCAGACTCAACCTGAGATCAATCTTGACATGAAACATATTGTGTATGTTGCAGAAGTTGATGAAGGTGTAAAAAAGAAGTATAATTCAATGTATGGGAGTAAGTTGGTTACTCCAGATGAAAAGAAACTGATTCTTTGATATGCAATTAGAACTTGATGATGCAATTTACGCAGCAGACAAATTCATTGATTACTTCTCTAACATGGGACGTATTGATGAATATTTGCGTAATGTGAAACTTGATAGAATGAGTCAAATGCAAACGTCTCTTCTGGGTATGGGTCCAGAGGATGATATGTTTGACTCATTTGACATGCACCCCCAAGACATGGATATCCGAGTGTATCCTGCAGGTGTCAAGGGTGGTTTTAGTAACGAATACTTTAGTGAGAGACTGCAGATCACTACATCTCACGCTATTGAAGACTCCATTCCTGGAAAGTCCTTGAAGTGGATTGTCAAAGAAATGAACACAAACAAGATCCTCGGATTCTGTCGTTTTGGTTCTCCTACGATTAACTCAAAACCTCGTAACGATTGGTTGGGTAGTGTCCCCGAACTGAGTCGGTTCAATCGTCATGCGATCATGGGATTCATCATTGTTCCCACTCAACCCTTCGGTTTCAACTACCTGGGTGGTAAACTCCTGTCTCTCCTGTGTTGTTCTCATCAGGCCCGTGAGACATTAAATAGTAAGTATGATGCAGACATCTGTCTCTTCGAGACAACCTCTCTGTACGGGTCTACAAAGTCATCCTCTCAGTATGACGGACTCAAACCCTACATGAGGTATCGTGGACTCACACAGAGTGATTTCACACCCCTTCTGCATGATGATATCTTTCAGGAGTTGAATAAATGGTTTATCGCACGGAACAACAACAAGTCTCTGGTGAAGGAGGACGCATCGAGTCGCAAGTTGAAGACTCAACAAAAGATGATCTCTCTAATCAAGAAAAGCTTGTCTTCTCAAAAGGCTGTGGAGTTCCAGACTGCGATTGCAAATGCAAAAAATCTGACTGAACAGAAGAGATTTTACATGTCAGATTATGGTTTTGAGAATGCACGGGAAGTGATTCTCGGTGAACAGGATGTTTTGCGCCCTGGTCAAAACTACGAGAAGTTCTATACAGAGAACCTAATCAACTGGTGGAAGAAGAAAGCTTCTAACAGATTTGAGAAACTGAAGTCCGAAGGTAGACTTCGCACCAAGGTTGAGACTTGGAATTCAAACCCTGATGAAATTGACATTATCCGATGAGTTACGAACTGAAAGACTACCTGAACTCGATCAACTTCACTAAAGAGTATCTCATGAGTGAAGAGGATCCCACCTGGGAAAAGAAATATCCTCCCTTCATTATCAATAAGTGCCTCTCTGGTTTTATTGACACGATTATGTATGCCAACGAGATGAATCTCCATCATAATCTCCCGTCAAAACTACAATATGACTTTTTACTAAATACCATCAGGAAACGGAAAAGATTTTCTCCGTGGCTTAAAAAAGAGAAAATTCAAGACCTTGATGCAGTAAAATCATACTATGGCTATAGTAATGAAAAGGCTCAACAAGCTATGAAGATTCTTACCAAAGATCAAATTAATCATATCAAAGCTAAACTTGATGTTGGAGGCAAAAGATGAGTACCTTCGTTGAACCTGAAGTCAGTTGGTCACAAGATCAGATGATTGAAGTGGTTCTTAATGAACCCGATGATTTCCTAAAAGTCCGTGAAACGCTCACCCGCATCGGTGTTGCCTCGCGTAAAGAAAAGAAAATTTACCAGTCCTGTCATATTCTACACAAACAGGGTAAGTATTATATCGTTCATTTCAAAGAACTTTTTGCACTGGACGGCAAACACGCTAATCTTACAGTTAATGACGTTCAACGTCGTAATCGTATTATTAATCTTCTTTCTGACTGGGGATTGATTTCTATCAATAGTCCAGAACTTGTTACTGATGTTGCACCTTTGAACCAAATCAAAGTTCTTTCTTATAGAGATAAGAACGATTGGGTTCTTGAGTCCAA